CATTTGCGCTATCGACGTACAGAGTGTCGGTGTCTACGGTTAGGTCGCCAGTAAGAGTAGCCCCACCATCTTTCAACAGCACGCCATCAACTGTGACACCTGCGGTGGCTGTTTCCTCACTAATTGTGTCAGTGACAAGCTGTCCGCTTACGGTGGTGTTGCCAGAAGATGTTATAGTAGTGAACGCGCCTGTGGATGCTGTGGTCGCGCCAATAGTGGTATTGTCAATCGTACCTGCATTGATGTCTGCAGTGGTAAGAACTGCATCGTTGATCGTGGTTTGGCCTGTAGAGTCCGCAATAGCAATAGCTGAGCTACCATCATTTGCGTTTACATTTGTGGCTTGCACCAATGGTGTTGTAACAGATGTTGTAACAGTAATCGCAGCGGGTAGGCCAACAGTAAGAGTTTGTCCTGACGCAGAAGTTTCGATCTCGTTAGCTGTACCTGCAATAGTGAATGTTTGACTATCAAGGTCAACAGAGCCTGTACCGGAATCTCCACCAAAATCAAGGTCTTGTGCGGTGACTTGAGCATCTACATAGGCTTTAATTGACTGCTGCGTCGCCAAGGCTGTCGCACTGTCAGATACTAGATCATCTTCATCAAGAATAGATGTTACTTCGATGCTTGTAACCGCAGTGCCAAGTTTCAACGAAGACATGCTTGTTACAGCTTCAACGACATTTGTACCGTCACAGAACACGAACATTGTTTGCCCATTGGCAATATCGACGCCTGTACCCGCAGAAGTCTTGATCGTTACCTTCTGACCTGCATCGTTCTTACAAATGTAAATTTTAGCCGCTGTAGGGCACACAACAGTAGCATCGCCTGTTAGAGCAGTGCCTGTGTCTGTAAACTCAAGCATAGCACAGCGAGACTCAGATGTAGTGCCATCTGCGCTTGTCAACGTATGCGAGTTAGTTGTCCATGTGTTGATTACCGCACGGCCTGCAATGGCTTCTTCCACCATCGACGTGATGTTGTCGTTAACGACGTCACCCCATGTACCAGAAAGTTCACCCTGCACTGGCAGAGCAAGTTTAAGTATCGAAGTATATGCTGTTGCCATGTTATCCTCACGCGGCTATCAGTTGCTGTTTCAGGTACACAATCAAGCGGCTATGTCAGTCCAATCTGGATTTTGTGCACTAGGCGAATCTGCCCAACTTGGGCTTTGAGAATCAACTATATCCTGCCAATTCGGTGTCTGGTTATCGTCTACTTCACCCCAAACAAGAACTGTACCTATAGCTGTTGTCGCAGCAAGACCTGTCACTGACACGTCCGCGTTAGCTGATGCCGTTACAGTACCAACAAATGTATTAGTTTGCAATCCTGTAACTTGTAATGTGGTGCCAACTGCCACAAATACCGTACCAATACCACCTGTAGCCTCTAGTCCTGATGGGTAAACATTGGCGTCTGCACTGGTCGTGACGGTGCCTAGAGCCGCCGTAGCTTCGACACCTGATGGATAAATATTGGCTTCTGCTACTACTGTAACTGTACCAACAGCCCCTGTAGCGGCTAGTCCAGACGGGTAAACATTGGCATCGGCTGTAACCGTAACAGAACCTAGTGTGGCTGTGCCTTCCACTCCTGTGGGATACACGTTTGCTTCAGCGACAACACTAACTGTACCAACACCACCTATGGCTTCTAGGCCACTCGGATAAACATTCGCATCGGCTGTGACAGTTACGGAACCTAGAGCCGTGGTTGCTTCTTCTCCTGTTACAGAGACATTCGCATCGGCTGTAACAGTTACGGAACCTACTGCACCTGTGGCTTCTACCCCAGTTGGGTAGACATTTGCTTCTGCTACGACAGTAACAGTACCAACCCCACCTGTGGCGGCTAGCCCAGATGGGTACACATTGGCATTAGCTACAACGGTTACTGTACCAACAGCGCCCGTTGCTGATGGCATCTGTACATCAGTACCCCAAGCGGTCTCACCCCAACTTCCGGCGGACCAACCTCTATAGGTGACCAGTACGTCAGCCATAATCTACTTAGGCAACACGAATAATCGCGTTACTTGCATCCGCTGTTGGGAACTGGATTGTGAAATCACCCGCTGTAGAAGTTTTATCGGCACCAAAGTCAAGCACGGCAACTGCTGGGTTTGACCCACCTGATTGGTAAATAAGTGCCCCACGCGCTGTTAGCGTAGCTGCTGACCACGTTGTATCAGAAAAACTAAGATACGCAGTAGTGCCTGAAGTTGTAGGGTTAGTAGAGATAGTAAGTGTGTTACCACCTGCTGTATACCCTGTGCCTGATACTTCATTTGTTGTGCTGTACGCTGTAGTAGTCGCATCTAGTGTAGCTGACGACGTAAACAACGCAATTTTAAATGTCTGTGACGTATCCGAGCTAAAGTCCATCTCGCCATCGAGAAGAGCTTGCTTGAACGACGTGCACATAGCCTGTGTGATAGCCATTTTTGTCTCCTTAACTTACTGGCGCTCTGAACTGTCCAGAGCGGTAGGTATCTTCACGTAACTTACCATCACCAAGCGTTTTGAGCAAAGTGATAGACTGCAGGTACATCTTTTCATAATTCTGAATGATGTCCGGTTCGCCCTTCATAAATCGAATGGCTTCTATCAGCGCACCGTTGAGTAGCGCAGAATCAAACTCGTCCCCTAACCATGTAGTACCCGCTGTAACTATAGACTGCGGATAATAACCATAGTGTAGCTCCATAGTGTACGCACTGTCTGGAGTTGGTCCAAGAATGAAAGAGTTGTCGTCAAAAAATGCGTAGTGTTTAGGTAGCCCTTCTGACGTAGGATTAGGGTACGCTTCTCGCATGAAGTTGACGTCTTTGTTAAGGAGATAGTGATACACACCACTACCATCTACCACAGCAAGGCTGTAGCTGTACAAAAAGTCACTTGGAGAAGACAGGTATTTGTTACTTGCTGTTAGCGTACCTGTAACATTCTTACGCAGTGCAGGTATCTGCACCGTGTTATAGATTTTTTGTTCAGCTTGCTCTGTAAACATAGCGAGCTGATCGTCTGTGAAAGAGTTTTCACAGATGTCTTCGATGTTAGTTTTCAGCTCGGTATAGTTCATATCTTACGCCATTGGCCCCCGTGCATACAGACCCTTTGTAGCGGCTCCTGTGCCACGTACTTTTATGCCAGTATTTTTACTAGGCTTTTTAACCTTTTTAGGTTTTAGCGGTTTTTTCTTATCTGCCATGTCAGTCTCCTAAGTTATTGCTACAGTTACAGTTCCAACAGCACCGTTGGCAACCAAATCATCGTCTGCCAAATTAAATGGGTCGTTTAACCCTACAGGGTTCCAGCCAAACTGAATATCCCTTGAAGCTACACGTTCGGCAGCGTCAGGGCGTGGGTCACGAAGGGCTTGCGGATCATGTACAGGAAACTCACCTAACTTCAACTGTGGATGATCGGGGTCCCAACATTCTTTACATGCTTTGATGTTTGTCACACGTCCCTTTACTACTGTGGTGCGTAACTCACGTAGCTTGTATTGAAATCCACAAACATCGCAGATTCCTAATGCTTTTTGAGATGACGCAAACTGCACGGACATGTTAGTAGACCCTCGCTATGCGAGGCACAAAGCGTGCAGGAGTTTTTTCACGATCTTCTTGTGCAGCAAGGTCAAACTGTTCTTCATACATCTGTTTTAGCATACCAATACGGTCACCTAACTCTGGTACCTTTGTAGCTATATGGTACGCTAAACCTGCTACAAGACAGGGTAGAAAACGAAATGTCATATCTGCAGTCTCTACACCTGCACCTGCATCCTGTATTCTACGCATACGCCAATATTTTAGCGTGTAGTTATCGCTATCTGGTACAGGCCAAACTTTGAATTTGGGGTTGTCCCGCAGGCGTTCAATCCAAATCTGTATAGGACGTCCTGTGCTAGTCTTATTAGGTATTGATGCGTAGGTGCTCACGCTTATACGAGAAATAGTCAAATCTTGCTGCGTACTACCAGAACCTGTACGTATAACATGTTCTAACAAATCAACTGTATCGGCGGGCAAGTCGTACTCTGTGGTACCAGACGTAAGACTCACAGTGCCTTCATCAATAGTCCACATGTTAATACCACGGTTTTGCCATTCAATCATCATAAGGTTCATTGACCTACGCGCAGTGCGCAAATCATACCCAGAACGCATTTCTCGGCCCGCACGTTCCCATGCTTCCTCGGCAATTTCCGTGAAGTCCATGTTGAATGATGTGGTGCCTGACGTAGCCATGTTTATTTACCTTTTAGATGTGCTTTGACTTCTTTAATCAACGTGGCTTTTGATTTACGACGGTCTAGCTCAATGCCATGTTCCCGCATAAATGTTTCAAGCTCTAGTTTAGACATTTCGTCGTACTTAGGTTTTTCCTTTTTCGGAGAGGCCGCAGGCTTAACACCCATAGATTTCAATTTTGCTTCTGCTTGATCTTTAGTCATCAAGTCAAAAACCTTAACATCATACGTACCATCGGCATTCTTTGTGCCTATTTGGTACACTGGTTCACCTGAAGAGAACCTGCCATTTTCAAAAACTTCCATATTACACCCTCACGTGTACAAAGTTTGTTTTCTTCTATTCTCCATTACAGCACCGCAGCCGCGAGCTATGGAGCGTTTACGCCTAGCAAGACCACCTTCGCTGAATTTTACTTCTGCTTTTTTAGTGTTCTTAACCACAGTCTTACCTTTAGCGCCTTCCCGCTTCTTCTTTTTAGCGGTAGAAGCTCGTTCTTTTTGTGAAAGGCTTTGCGCCTTACTACGTGGTAGGCACCGATCTGGGTTCTTTTTGTCCTTAGAAGTACCGCACTCGCCTTTGATCTTCCCATCGGTACCGATGCGAACCCATTGTTGATCTCGCCACTTCTTTAACTCGCCCATTACTTCTTCGCCTTCTTACCTTTAGCGCCTTTTGCATAGTTAGGGTCTTTACAATACTTAGACGCCGCCATGTTAGCGTAGGCAGACGGATATGTGTCAAAAGTGCGCTTAGCCCACGACTTACCTTTAGCACAAATTTTACCGCCTGACTTATAATATCTACGCATTACACCATCTTCGCGGGACGTACGCCTTTTTGTGCAATACCTGCACCGCGTACTTTGCCGCCCTTTTTGTAGCCTTTTTTCATCATGCCACCCTTGGCATAACCTTTTTTAGCCATACCGCCTTTTGCCATGTAGCCCATGTTGTTGCGGACAGATTCAGGTAATTTCTTTAGTCCTACGTCATCTGCGCCCGGCTGTTTCAACTTACCACCAGCTTTGTAACCTTTTTTCTTCATCATACCACCAGCTTTCATCATAGGCATCTCCTCTGCACGGCGTCTAGCTGCACGATTGCCGCGCTCTGCGGCACCAATTTCTTCTTCTGTCGGCATCGGAGGCCGTAGTTTAGGACGTGGTGACGTAGCCATTGGGCGCTTCATGGGTTTCGTTGCTCCCATGCTCATTGCGTCTTCTACTGCAGAATTAACCGCTTTTTTGCGGCTTGGGTTGCGCCCACCCATCATGTTTCTACCTTTTTTAGCCATCATCAGGTTCCTTATATAAGTTGTTAAACACTCGCCCTGTGTCCCAGACGTACTCTACGTCTTCTTTTGAGCCATATGAATGTTGGTTTGGTTTGAAGTCTGGAGCGCCTTGCCCTGTCTCAAACCACGCAGGGTGCGTAACGCGAACCCGATTGTTTGGTAGTGCTACTATGTTACCTGTATACTCTCCAGCGTCTAATAATTCAAGTACGTGACTTTGCTTATGCTGTGCTGGGTCGTCAGCTACTTCGCTATCGGTGTAATCTACGGTAAAATAGTATTTTGCGGGGTAAAACTCACCATCTACTTTAGCTATCCACGGTGCGGGTGACGCACGTTCTAATTTATACACA